AAACTTTTCTTTGTATGCCCTGCTAACTTCTAGTTTTGTTTTTGGCGTTGGCTTGTTCTTTGCACGACCAAAACCATAAACAGGCGCATGACCTTGTTTGTGTGGTTGCCAATCAATGATTTTTACCCCTACCTCAGCCCATAGTTTTAAATACTGAGTGACGTTACGACGGTTTATACCGAGCTTTTCTGATAATTCTATGGTTGTTAGTCCGTGTTCTTCTTCTAAGTATTTTAGCCCGAGCTTATATTCCGGTTTTAGTTGTCGTTTTATCATTGTAATACCGTGTAAAATCATCTAATGCGGCTTTCTCGGCTTCTTTTCGTGATTGTAGTCCGTCATACTCACGAATAGCTGCGCGTTCTTCTAGCCATTCTTTATGCTGTTTGTTGTTCATTTTGGCTTAGAAATTCGTCAATATCACGGCGCAAATCCATCTCGTCGCCAGTAATCCAAGTAGCTTTTTTATTCCGCAGATACTCAAGACGTGCGCGGTATTGGTTCTCTACTGTAAGACCTTGGGCAATCTTGGCATCTGATAGTGCGTATTTAAGTGCGATGTAGTCCATTTTATCCTCTTTATGCTGGTTTTATTTCAAAATATACTTGTTGCATAATTTCTTTTTTAATTGTGTTTCCTAATTCGCTACCATTTAAAACAATTTCTGATAACCTTTTATCATCAGAAAGAACTTTTTTACCAGCTTCTTCAAAACTCATTCCGTTTAAAATATAAGTATTCATTCGTGCTAAAAATTTGGCTGCTTGTTCTATTTCCTGCTTATTTTTAATCTGTTCAGCCATTTTTGCTTTTTGCTCTTTAGACGCGTAAGACATTTTTCTTTCCTCTTTGTTTGTTTTGCTTCGATGTATGTATATTACATACTAGCCGACATAAAAGCAAAGCATATTTTCAATTATTTTTATTTTTTTTCTTGTGTTGTATAATTAGTACACTATTTTTTGTAAGTGCTTGATTTTTAATGAGGTTGGAAATGTCAAGTTATAAAGAGCAAACAGCGGGTAAGCGTGTGAGAATGAGCGAGGACTGGCGCACTAAGATTAAAGCCGCAGAGCTTATCAACCGCTTGGGTAACCATGCTATGGGTGGTGTAGAGATGACAGCAACACAGATTAAGGCTGCGGAAATCTTGCTTAAGAAGTGTTTACCTGATTTGCAGCAGGTTCAAGCTAATATCGAGGCGGATATGAAGGTGACAGAGATAGTGCGTAAGATTGTTGAATAATAAACACCTTACCCCGAAAAAAACCGGGTTTGCTAGTCTGTTTTGTTTTGCCAGTAATGTGTTGTTATTTAACAACCACAGCCACTAAATTAGTGTACCCTGTGACGGGCCTGTGATGCATTCTGACTATATAGCAAGCGGTTACAGAAAACTATCTTGCTGGTGCGGGTCACACCCAATAAATAAATTATACATGTGTATCTTTTTCGCTACAATACAGTATGCAAGTAGAATTTAAAACTTTAAAAGTTTACAGACCATTTCTTGAGCGTAGTAGGTACAAATTCGCTAAGGGTGGTCGTGCTGCTGGTCGTTCTCATTTCTTCGCTGAAAGCTTAATTGAACGTCATTTAATGACACAGACCCGCTCAGTATGTGTGCGTGAGTACCAAAACTCTATTAGTGATTCTGTCAAGTCTTTGTTAGAAGTAAAAATACAACATTACGGTCTTCAGGATTTCTTTAGTATTACTAAGACAGAAATTACAGATAAGAACGGCGGTCGCATCATTTTCCGTGGATTGAAAGACCACACAGCAGAGTCTATTAAATCACTCGAAGGCACGGACGTTTGCTGGATAGAAGAGGGCCGGAATATCTCACAAACAAGCCTAGACAAGCTTATACCGACGATAATGCGTAAAGCTGGCGCGGAGATGTGGTGCTCATATAACCCGGAAGAGCCAACAGACCCGATTGATTTGCTTGCTCTAAATCCGCCTGCTGGTTCAATTGTCATTCATTCTACGTATCAAGATAACCTTGCATTTCTCGATAAGCAATTTGTTTCTGAAGAAATCGAGCCGATGCGGGAGAGAGACTTTGACAAATTCAATTGGATTTATCTTGGCAACTATCGGAAACAGTCTCAGGCTACAGTCTTCAAAAACTGGGAGGTTAAAGAGTTTGAGAGCGACGCTGGTGCGGATTTTAGGTTTGGTGCTGACTGGGGCTTTAGTGTTGACCCTACTGTGCTTATACGCTGCTACATATCTGGTAGGATTCTTTATGTAGACTACGAAGCGCACATGGTCGGCTGTGAGATTGATAAGCTGCCAGACTTGTTTGATACTGTTCCTCGTTGCCGTGACTTCTTTATCACTGCTGATAGCGCAAGACCGGAAACTATCAGTTATCTACGCAACCACGGCTTCCCTCGAATTGTGCCAGCAGTCAAAGGGCCAAAATCAATCGAAGAAGGTATCGAGTTTTTAAAATCGTTTGACATTGTTGTGCATCCTAGATGCGGACATCTAATCCAAGAATTGAAAACTTACTCTTACAGATACGAATTAGACCAAATGACTGGCGAGATTAAAATATCTAATCAGCTAGAAGACAAAAACAACCACGTAATTGACGCATTGCGCTACGCATGCGAGAATGCCCGTAAACTAAACAATTCGGCAAAGGTTGATAATTACATGCCGCCCGTTGTGAATCTTTCTTGGAAATGATTATGGATGATTTTTTAGCTCAATGCTTACGCAAATTTGATGATGCTTATAATATCGGTCAGGATGAGCGATTGCAGTCACAGGAAGACCGCCGATTCTATTCTATTACTGGGGCGCAGTATGAGGGAAACTATGCGCGACTGTTTGAGAACCGAGCGAAGCCTGAGTTTAATAAATGTCATCAAGCTGTGATTCGAGCTATTGCTGAGTATCGGAACAATCGGATAGACGTTGATTTTATTCCAAAGGATGGGAAGAGCGACGAATTAGCCGATTTATGCGATGGTCTGTATCGTGCAGACTTTCAAGATTCGCAGGGATTAGAGGCTGTTGATAATGCCTACGAAGAGGCGCTTGGCGGTGGTTTTGGTGCTTTCAGGCTGTGTAATGAGTACGAAGACGACGAAGACGAAGACGACGACAAACAACGGATTAGATTTGAGCCTATCCCAGATGCAGACCAGCGAGTGTTCTTTGACCCTACAGCGTTGCGTATGGATAAATCAGATGCCGATTGGGGGTGCGTTCTAACTCCTTACTCTGTCGATTCTTATATAGAAAATTTCGGTGATGACCCTACATCGTGGCCCATTGAGAAGTTTTACCAGCACTTTGATTGGTGCAACGATAAAAACGTATATGTAGCCGAATGGTATCAAAAAGAGCAAGTAACCGAAACAGTGCTTCACTTTGTTGATTCTACTGGCGAAAAGCGTAAGGTTTACAAATCAGAATATGACGAAGATGAGCAAAAAGAGCTTGCAGCGTTAGGTTTTGTGCTAGAGAAGTCTAAAAAGGTCAAGAAAACCAAAATCCACAAGTATTTGCTATCCGGTTCTAAGATTCTAGAAGACTGCGGTTATATCGCTGGAAAGCATATTCCGATTGTGCCTGTATATTGCAAACGCTGGTATGTCAACGGAATTGAACGGTTTATGGGTATTGTTCGGCCCGGCAAAGACCCGCAACGGATTAAAAATGCTTTGATTGCTATTCTTGCAGAGATTGCAACCTATCCGCAAATTCGCAAGCCAATCTTTGTGCCAGAGCAAGTTGCTGGCCTGAGTCATATGTGGGCCAATGATACGATTGAGCGTAACCCGTATTTACTAGTCAATAAAGTCACCGGAGCAGATGGTAGTATTTCAGCACAAGGTCCAGTTGCTATTCTTGAGCCGCCTACCGTTCCTCAGTCTTTAGCTGCGTTACTGACACTTACCGAGCAAGACATCCAAGAAATTCTCGGCAACAATCAATCAGCCGATAAGTTAGTATCGAATGTATCTGGTCAAGCAGTTGATATGATTCAACAACGTGTTGACGTTAATCTATTCTTGCCAATGTCTAACTTGGCCCGTGCTTTACAGCGTGCTGGTCAGATTTGGTTGTCAATGGCTAAGGATATTTACACCGACGATGACCGAGAAATGAAATATCTCGGAAAAGAAAACGAGCCAGAGTCGCGCAAGTTAAAATCTGACCCGTATTTAGACGAAGAAACCGGAAAGATTACGCTTAAAAACGATTTGAGCCGCGCTGATTTTGACGTGTATGCAGACGTAGGCCCGACATCAACAAGCAAGCGAAACTCGGTCGTTAAGAATCTAATGGCTATCCATGCTCAAGAACAAGACCCACAGCGCAAAACAGTTCTTGCATCGCTGATTATGCAAAATATGGAGGGCGAAGGCCTTGCAGATGTGCGTAAATATTACCGCAATATGCTGTTGCAACTTGGCGCAGTAGAGCCGACCGAAGATGAAAAAGAAGAATTGCAGGCCAAGGCAATGCAAAACATGCAGCCAACACCAGAGCAGCAATACTTAAATGCGCTTTCTGAGCAAGCAAACGCAGATGCAACTAAATCACGAGTAGATACTGTTTTAAACTTAGCCAAGGCCGAAGAAACCAAGGCTAAGACCATGAAAACTCTGGCAGAGATCGACCAGTCAGAACAAGAAATGGCAGTTAAGAACATGCAAGTTTTAGCGCAATCAGCGCAAGCGCAACCGGCAGCGCCTAGTGCCGAGAATGGAGTAAATGTAAATGAGTGACGAGCTTGAAGTTCAGGAAGTAGTCGAAGAAGTGCAGGAAGTTGAAGAAGTAGAGCAGGTCGTCGAAGAGCAACAAGACGAAGTTCAGGAAGAGCAGGCAGAAGAGGTGCAAGCCGAGCAGGAAGAACCGCAAGACGAAAGCGTGCCAATCCGTGATATGCGCCGCCGACTGCGTGAGCTTAACAAGGAAAACAAAGAGCTAAAGCGTAAGCTAGAGCCAGAAACCAAAGAGCCAGAGTTAGGAAAAGAACCATCGCTCGAAGATTTTGACTATGATGAGGGCGCGTTCCGTTCGGCTTATAAAGATTGGGTTAAAAAGTCAATTGAAGTTGAAAAGAAAAAAGAAGCTGAAAAAGAGCGTGAGCAATTAGCTCAAAAATCATTCTCTGAAAAGGTCAATGCCTACAATGAGGCCAAAAAGCAATATGACCCAGACGAAATTGAGGATGCAGAGCTATACGTTCAAGATTTGTTAAGCACGGTTCAGCAAAGTTTAATTGTTAAAGTCTTGCAAAACCCTGCCGAGTTTGTTTTACGGCTTGGAAAAGACAAAGACCTAGCATCTGAGCTATCTAAAATCACAGACCCGATTGATTTTGCGGTCAAACTAGCATCTTTTGAAAGTGGAACGAAAATGCAACCAAAAACGACTACAAAACCCGCGCCAGAGAAGACTCTACGCTCTAGCGCACCGAACGAAGGAACTAATAAGCGAATTGAGGATGCCTTAGAGCGTGCAAGGAATACCGGAGATTATGACGAGTATTTCAAACTAAAGCGTTCATTGTCTAAATAACAAAGATTAGCCGGATTTTTCCGGCTTTTTTGTACCGCTTGACAATTTTCTAAAATTAGATAAAAATTCATCAAAGTGTCGCGTACTATAACGCTGATTAAAATTTATTCGGCTTCCATCGGCCTCTTAATGATGAGTGACTATGTTTATTTATTCACTTTTTATGAAAGGGGCTAATAATGCCTAATGCTTTAATTAAAGACCTAGAGATTATGTTCGGCGAATTCGTAGATGGCTACGATTCTGCTACCGTAATGTCTAACGAGTGCGAAACTTCCTTCCCATCACCACAAGCAATGCAACGCGCTGGTGATACCTTCTACGTTCCACAGTCATATAACGCAACAGTAACCACTGGCCTAGATATTTCTGGTGCTTCTGATACTGACGTTATTCAACGTGTTGTACCTACTGTTTATCGACAGCCTGATAACGTCCGTTTTTCTTTGGATGCTAAAGAAATGCGCGACCCTGAAACCATGAAACGCATGGGCGAAGCCGCATCTTTGCGCTTGGCTGCTGAAATTGAAAACAACGTCAATGCTGCGGTAACTAATCGCGCGTCTATCGTTGTTAAGAAAGTTGGCGCGTTCACTTGGGATGATGGCTTAAACGCTGAACAACAAATGCTTATTCGTGGTGTTGGCATGGGCCGTACTCGCAAGCTGTTTATGAACCCAACTGATTATGTTCAAGTTGCTAAAGACTTGGGTAACCGTCAGTATATGGCAGACATTAACAAATCGGCTTACGAGCGTTCACAAGTTCCAGGTATCGGTGGCTTCCGCACTTTCCGATTGGATATGGCTAACAACGTGACCGCTGTTGGTACTGTTTCTGGCACTACTATTAACGGCAATCAGTCTTACACACCTTCAGCTATGACTGGTGATGTGCCGACAGATAACCGCCAAATGGTTCTGAACGTATCGGGCGCAAACATTGCAAACATTAAAGCGGGTGATTCGTTTGTTGTAGCTGGCGTTAATAGCACTCACCAAATCAACAAGACAAGCACTGGTTCGCCTTTGACTTTCCGTGTAATTTCTGTTGCTGGTGGCGGTGCTAACTTGACTGTAAGCCCTCCTATTATCACTTCTGGCCCATACCAAAACGCCACCGCACAGGCTGCAAACGGTGCTGCAATCACATTCTTAAACACTGTGACTGCACCTTCCAACGTATTCTGGGCTGATGGTTCTGTAGGTTTGGATTATGGTCGCCTTGCGTTCCCATCTGGTCAGGGCGCTCAAGTTATGACCTCAACCACTAAAAACGGCGTGCCTTTGACTATGGCTTACGAATTTAACTCATTGACTGCTAAAACCACTGTCCGGTTTAGCACGATTTATGCGGTTACTGTTCGTGATCCAGAGCAAGTTGGTATCATCTTAGCCAACCAAACCTAATGAGTGAGGGGCTTAGGCCCCTCTCTTTTGGAGAGAGTAATGCTCAAAAAAGGTTATAGCAAAAAAACCGTAAGCGAGAATATCCGCAAAGAAGTTAAATCTGGCAAGCCAGTTAAGCAAGCTGTTGCAATTGCGCTTTCAGTAGCTAAAGAAGCAAAAAAACGGAGTGGTAAAAAATGACAATGCTCTATAAGAAGAACGGCCCTTATCTTGTTGATGGGCGCAAGGTTGATTACAAAGTATTTGAAGAGTCTGACATTGAGCAGGCTTTGAGCGATGGCTGGCTGTACCATGCCGACGCATGGAAAGATGAGGAAGAAGTAAAAGAAGTTGACAAGCGTGCCGAATTGGAAGATATGGCAACGAAGTTAGCCATTAAATTTGATGGGCGCACCTCAGATGCAAAACTTCAAAAGTTGATTGAAGATGAGCTGGACAAAGCGTGATTTTTTATTAGCTGCCTACGAAGAAATTGGGCTTGCAAATTATATTTTTGATTTGCAGCCTGAGCAATTGCAATCGGCAGTTAATAAGCTAGATAATATGATGCTTGAGTTTGACGCTAAAGGCATCAAGTTAGGTTATCCATTTGCTGCAAGTCCTGAAACATCATCTATTGACCAAGAAACTAATGTTCCTCCGTATGCCAATAGTGCAATCGTGAGCAACTTGGCTGTTAGGCTTGCCCCGTCCGTTGGTAAGCAACTAAATCCAGAAACAAAGATTCAAGCATATCAAGCATTAAATATGCTGTATATGATGATTCCAGTGCCACAAGTTAAGATTCGCGCGGGTGTTCCTGCTGGCGCTGGTAATAAACTGTTTTCACAACCTCAAATGGTGTTTTTACCGCCAACAAGCAACGAAACACTACAGACAGAGAACAACGACCTATTATTTAGTAAGGACAAATAATGACCATTGAAAAACTTTTATTAAATGATACGGTAACGGATTCAACTGTATTTGCAGGGAATGAGAGTGGACAGGATTACAAGTATCAAGCGCAATCTTTAGTTGATTATTTCAATTCAAAGATTACCGAAACCGATACATTTCAAACCCAATTAGCCATTCCAGTCAATTTAGGCTCTACCACAATCGGGGCGGCTGGCGTATCTAGTTGGTTGATTATGAACCCGGCTGGCACTATTGCTACTTATGCAGTTACTTTCCCGACCGTTTTGACGCTTGTTGATAATCAAGAGATTTTAATTACAACAACGCAAGAAATTACAAGTTTTTCATTGTTTGCGCCCGGTGCAAGCACTGTTTACGGTGCGCCTACGACTTTGGCAGCAAATGCATTTTTTAAAATGAAGTATAACCAGTCTACTAATTGCTGGTATCGCGTTGGTTAATTTATTGAAGTGAATTTTTTGGGATTACTACTACAACACCATAATGCAAATACCTATCGTATCTGGCATTTATTCGGATAACAATGCAGGTTTAAGGACTGGCTACCCATTAAATTACATTGTTATCCCTAAGTCTAGCGGCGTAAGCGCTGAATACTTGCGCCCTGCTTATGGCATTAAAAACTTTGCGACAGGGATAGGAAACGATAGGGGCGGGATTAACTGGAATGGCGTGCTTTATCGAGTAAGCGGTAATAGTTTGATTAAAGTTAGCCAATCCGGCCAGGTGACTACATTAGGTACAATTGCAGGCAGTTCACCAGTTACTTTTGATTATTCGTTTAATCGTTTGTCAATTTCTGGTGGAGACAATCTTTACTATTACGATGGTAATTCTCTAACTCAGGTGACCGACACAGATTTAGGGAAAGTCGTTGACCATGCCTATTTATCTGGTTATTTTATCACGACTGATGGCGTGAATTTGGTTGTTACTGAGCTAAACGACCCTACATCTATCAATCCGTTAAAGTATGGCAGTTCGGAAGCCGACCCAGACCCAGTAGTTAGGGTTTTCCGGCTGCGTAATGAATTATGCGCGGTAAACAGACACACCATTGAATTATTCGATAACGTTGGAGGTTCGTTTTTCCCGTTCCAGCGTATAGAAGGCGCTCAAATTCAAAAGGGTGCGCTATCAACTCGGTGCGCTTGCGTGTTTATGGATACCGTTGCTATTGTTGGCGGTGGTCGTAACGAGCAGCCAAGCATTTACCTATGCCAAAACAGCCAAACCGTTAAAATTGCTGATGACGAGATTGATAAAATCATCAATTCTTATCAGGAACAGGATTTGATTGATTATTGCTACTTAGAACAAGTAAACAATGACGGGCATCTGTTTCTTTATGTCCATTTAAAAGACAAAACACTAGTATATGACGCAAACGCATCTCAGGCTTCCGGTAAGCCTGTATGGAGCATTTTAACCAGTAGCCTAAGTGGCTTTAGTCAATACAAGATTAGAAGCCTAGTATGGTGCTATAACAAATGGATAGGTGGCGACCCGTCATCTAATAAAATTGGTTATTACGTTGAAAACGAATCGCATCATTTTGGCGAAAAGGTAAAACTAGAATTTACTCTTCCATTGATTTACAACGAATCAAAAGGCGCTTTGTTTTACTCTATGGAGTTGGTAGCTTTGACTGGCAATATATCGCTTGGTGTTGATGCGAAAATATCCACTAGCTACAGCTTGGATGGTAAAAATTGGAGTCAAGATAGGTTTGTTTCTGCTGGCAAGGTTGGAGATAACAAGCGCATTATGTGGCTACAGTGTGGGCACATGAAAAACTATCGAACCCAAAGATTCACGACAAACTCTGATTGCCATGTTTCATTTTTACGGTTAGAGGCTAATCTGGAGCAATTGATGTGCTAAAAGCCCCAAACCGTGACGTTCTGCAAAAGATATTTGGCGACCATGAGACTATCAAAAAGATAGAGCAACTCTTTACCGTCGCGCAAATATCATCTGATGATATTTCAAATTTATACGCATTAGCGGAAGAGTTAGATATATCATCGTCACTTGCAAGCGCAAACGCAAATAAATCTGCGAGTATTTTGCAAGATTTAATCAATATTATTGCATCGCAAAATAAAGCAAAGCAACAGTCTAATCCTGATATATACATTCCACCAGAGCGACCAAAGAAACGCACTCGTTATGGGGTATTTCACGACACAACCACGCAAAGTGCGGCAGCGGTTAATACTGCCTATGCATTTACTTTCAACTCCACAGACCAAACAAAAGGCGTTTATATTGGCTCACCGACTAGCCGTGTATATGTGGATGAAATTGGGTTGTATAACTTTCAATTTTCGTGCCAGCTAGACAAGGCTTCGGCATCTGCCGCTAATATTTGGATATGGGCTAGAGTAAATGGGGCTGATGTTGCAGATACTGCAAGTCAAATCCGTGTTAAGGATAACAACTCGGAATTAGTAGCAGCATGGAATTTTGTGCTAAAAATGAACGCAGGTGACTATTTTGAGTTAATGTGGGAAGTGGATGACACGTCGATACAAATTCCGTCGTTTACTGCTACAGCCGTTCATCCTGCAACCCCGTCGATTATCTTAACCGTTACCAATAACATAGGTGATTAAATGATTACTCGTAAATCAATCGTTCCCAGTAAGTACCTAGAGAATTCACTTACTACACAATATACAGTAAGCAATGGCACGCTTATTATTGAAAGCCCAACTTTTACCAATATCACAGCGTCTAATGTAACGTTTGATGTTTATATTGTCCCGTCAGGTGGTAGCGCAGGCGATTCTAACCGAGTAATTAAAAGTAAATCTGTAGCGCCTAGCGAATCATACGAGGCTACCGCGTTATTTGGGAAAATCCTAACAAGCGGTCAGTTTATTGCTACTAATTGCAGCGCATCCAATGCCATTGTGTGCAATATCGGCGGTAGCGAGATTACTTGACATTTTTTATTAAATGTATGAAAATTTTACAGCAGAGTTTTTTAGGCTACCTGCTGCCAAAATTAAGGGGCCTAAATGACTTTACATTATTTTGGTGATAATGAAATTGCAAAAGAAATAAAATTAAGTGCTGGCGATGTTGTTGTCCAGCATAAGCACACTTATTCCCATATTTCAATCTTGGCTTCAGGTACTGTCAAGCTTTCTGACGGTGAAGACAATCAAGTTTTAACTGGCCCATGTGCGCTAGTTATTCAAAAAGAAAAATATCATTCAATCGCGGCCTTGACTGATGCAGTATGGTACTGCATACACGGCTGCGACGGTCAGAATTATTCTGATGATGTTGTTATTTCTAAAAACTCATCTGCGGAAGAGTGCAAACAAATAGGCATGGCTTTATGAAAAACTTTATTAAAATCGCCTCCGGTGTTGATGTAACTAATCTTAAAATTGCGCTGCATCATAATCCGCAATTATGGGATGCCTGCACAATTAGAAAAGACAATCCAGCGTCACCACACAAAGAAATGCAGGACATTTGGGTGCGTTATCGTGACCCTAAAGAATTAAACGAACAAAATGTTGGAGATATTCACTTTCCTGTATGGCTGGATGCTTATTATAAATTGCCGCAATTGCGCTCTATTATTTTTGCTCTAATGGCTAAGTTAGAGGCCGAGCATTTAGGCGCTGTGTTAATCACTAAAATCCCGCCCGGTGGAAAAATCCACCCCCATGCCGACGGTGGATGGCACGCAGATTTTTATAATACCAAAGTTTACATCCCAATTCAAACCAATGATGGCGTAGTGAATCGAGTAGAAGATGAATACGTTGTCATGAAAGAGGGCGAAGTTTGGTATTGGGACAACTCAAAAGAACATGATGTGGTTAATAACGGTAAAGAGGACAGAATAACTCTAATCGTTTGTTTAAGGACGGGAGGTTAATATGCCTTGGGGTTTTGCAGCGGCGGCTGTTGCAACTGTTGGTTCTGCTTATATGCAATCTGAAGCAGCAGAGGATGCGGCAAACGCTCAAATGCGTGCCGGAGAAAACGCACAGGAAACACGGATGCGTATGTTTAATTTGATGAGGTCAGATTTAAAGCCATACCGAGAGATGGGCGAAAAAGCTTTAACCTCTTTAGGTGATTTAATGGGTTTAGGTGGTCAAGACGCGCAAGCTGCATTTTTAGCTGACATTCAAAAATCACCAGAGTTTACTTCAATGCTTCAACAAGGCGAAAATGCAATGCTGCAAAACGCATCTGCAACAGGCGGTCTTCGTGGTGGAAATTTACAGGGCGCTTTGGCTCAGTTTCGTCCTGCTTTACTTTCTCAGCAAATTCAAACGCAATACAGCCGATTAGGTGGGTTAGCTAATATTGGTCAAAGTTCGTCAGCCCAAACTGGAGCCGCTGGAATCCAAACGGGGCAAGGAATTGCTAGCGACTGGGGAACTATCGGTGCGGCTCAAGCCGGGGGTTATCTTGGAGAGGCTAAGGCGTGGAGCAAAGGATTGAGCGACTTATCAAAGATAGGCGGGATGTACTTTGGTGGGGCATCTGGTTAATTAAAATATATAGCTATAATTTTTTTATAGGAAAAACATGCAACCATATGATTACTCTATAGATGCTGGCGGCCCTGTTACCTCAATGCTTGAAGGTTATAAACTTGGTCTATCAATTGACCAATTAAAACAGGAAAGAGAATACCAGAAACAGGCTAGAGATGCGGCATTGCAAAAACAACAGGCCGACCTAGCGCAGCAGCAAGAATATCAAAAAATGGTGCAAGACTTTTGGATGAAAGAAAATAAAACACCGGAAGACTATGAGCGTATTGCTTTTCTTGCACCAAAAGACAAAATGGAAAACGTGCTAAAGGTTTGGGATAAGAAAACCGAGCAGCAAAAGCAATCGGCTGTATCTCAAACAATGCAAATCGTTTCTGCTTTGCGTTCTGACACTCCTGAATTAGGCATTGATTTGTTGGCGCAACGCTCTGAAGCAGAAAAAAATAGCGGTCAAGCGCAATTATCTGAAATTTCTAAATTCATGGCAGAGCAAGCCAAAAAGAATCCTAAATTAGCGGCCGACAATATTTTGCTTGGTATGGCTGCATTGCCTGAAGGCCGTGATGCATTAAAAACTTACGGTGATTTTTCCAAGACTAAGCGCGAGGAAGAATTAGCGCCTTATGAATTGCAGGCTAAAAAAGCGGTAGCAGATGAGGCCACTGTAAAAGCTAAATATGCGGAAGAATTCCAAAAAGCAGGGTTAAACGAAAGAAATTGGAGCGTTAAAAACCTTCAGAGCATGATTAGCGACAGGGCGGCTAAGTTGGCGCTAGATAGACAACAGACAGCGGCTTTAGTAGCAGAAAAAATGTCTAATGTACAGAAAAACATTAACGACATTCCAACAGATTCTAGGAAACTGATTAACGAATCTGCGGTATCTGCTGCGTCATCAAAACAATCTGCTACTAGATTGAATGATTTAGCGAATAGATTTGAACAACAGAATGTCGGCTTTGGTTCGGTGTCGAAGCTTAACGAATATTTGAAAAATGCAGCAGGTATGCAAGACGGCTTAACCTCTTTGCGTAATGAGTATTCTAGGGTTAAAAATTCTGAAGCCCTTAAGAGCTTACCTATTGGCACTTCAAGTAACCAAGATGTACTTTTTGCGTTAAAAGGTATGCCTGATGAATTTGCAAACTCTGCAACGCTTGCAAGATTCTTGCGCGGCATGGCTAAATTGCAAGAAATTGAAGCATCTGTCAGCGAGGCCAAGGTGGATTGGTTGTCTAACAATAAGGGTATGCTTTCAAGGGCAGGCTCAGATTTTGACGCGTCAGGTTATAAAATCCGACAAGGTGAAAGCTTTAATGACTTATCGTCGAAAATTTACAATGATTTTGACGCTAAAGAAAAAGCTAAACAACCGAAACAACAAGCAGCAGGCACGACCCCTTACTCTAAATTGAGCGACCAAGAAATTATACGTAGGCTTGGGGGCAAGTAATGGATATTGAGCTATTACTAGAAGCTGAAAAACGAGGATTATTATCTCAGGATAAGGCCGAATTGCTTGCAGAGGCAAGACGGCGCGGCCTCGTTGGTGGTGAAAAAGAAAAACTCCCACCTGCTGCTAGAATGGCTGGAGTTGTTACCCGTGAAGGCTTACCTGTAGCCACAGGTGCAACCATAGGCGCATTGGCAGGCGCACCTATTGGTGGCGTGGGCGCTATTCCGGGTGCGGCAATTGGTGCGGTTGCTGTACCGTTATCGCAAATGGTTGGCGACCCTGCTGTCGAATACGTTAATAAGGTTTTTGGCACAAAACTATCAACTCCTACCCAAGCAATCAATAACCTATTAGACCGTTTAGGCGTAGCAAAGCCAGAAACAGAAGCGGAAAAAATTGCTGCTGCTACAGCGGCAGGCGCGACTGCAATGCTAACGCCTGTTGGTGTTGGTCAGGCAATGGCTAAAAGCGCAAAGCCCGTTGTTTCAGCTATTGGTAAGCAATTAGAACAAGCGCCAAAGGTTCGAGAGTTAGTAGGCGGTGGTCTTGGTGGTGCTGCATCTGAATATGTAGAACAACAGGGTGGCGGAGAGCTTGCACAAATGGGGGCTGGTTTAGCTGCTGGCATTGCCCCATCTGCCGCTAAATTTACACCCAAAGCAGGCAAACAATTGCCAAAAGAAACTTCAGAATTAGTCGGTGCGGCTAAAGCTGAAGGTATTGATTTATTGACCTCAAACGTCAGCCCGCCAACTTCTTTTATTGGCAAGCAAGCGCAAAGTTTAGGGCAAAAAACGCCATTAGGCACTTCTGGACAATGGCAAAAGCAACAACAACAACGCATAGATTCAGTAAGTAGATTACTTGATGATTTAGGCGTGACAGATATTAAAGCCGATGAAATATCGGCTGATTTGATTGCTAAAAAACAGTCAGACCTTAAAAAATACGCAGGAATGAAGCGCGAGATTGTAGATAAGCTATCCGGTTCAAATGAGCCAGATGCACTGCGCCCTATTCTCCCGACTAAGCAAGCAACGCAAACCATTGACGATATAACCAAACAGATTCGCCGTGATTTTGGCAATGGCAATAAAGAGGCTAATCTGGTTATTTCTGATTTAAGAGACTTCTCGAAGCAAATACAGGCCAAGGATTTACAATCTATCGAGGCAATGCGTAAACAGTTGGGCGAAAAATACAAATCGCCGGATATGGTTAGCGTTAAGTCTTTAGCTGATAAGTACACCGGCAAGATTTACGGTGCGCTGGATGAGGATATTGGGAATTACATTAAAGAACGTGGCGACAGCCGAGATTTTGCCAAATGGAAAATTGCCAATAAAAACATTAGCGAAAGTATGCAGGATGCCAAGGTCGGCGCATTTAAGCGGTATCTAAAGGCCGCCGAGGAAACCCCCGAGGGCATTATCAATGTTATTAAATCATCCAATGCAAGTGATTTAGATAGGTTTAATCGTGCTATTCCACAGGGCACACGTCGCAAGGCTGCAAGCTATTTGTTAAACGAAGCGGCAGAAAAAACCACCAAACAGGTAGGCGATAAAAGTGTAATTAGCCCTGATGCGTTTATGCGTGAAGTTGGCAAGTATGAAATGCAACTAAGCAAGCTTTTACCAAAAGACGATATGGCGCGTATTAACGGCCTAAAAAAGATTATCGACGTGACAAAAGACGCAGCGAGGTTAGCTGAAATGCCTGCTACTGGACAACAAGCAGTCCCATATATTGCTGGTGCTTTATTAACCGATTTATTAGGCGGGTACGGTTCTGCTATTGCTTCGGCTGCTGGCGCTGGTGCAGCGGCACGCAGATATGAATCAGGGCTACAAAGAAGCTACCAAAAAAATCTAAATGAAAAGTTGGCAAAACTTGGCAATACAAAACCAAACTCATTTACCGAAGATAATTTAATTAGGCAAATTCTAGTGCAATCTCAGTTGCAAGGGGAGCAATAATGGCAGTTTCAAGCGTAAAAAGCCCGTTTCAGCAGTTCTTTGATTTAGACGGAAAACCATTAGAAGGTAAGCTATATATTGGCCTGCCTAATCAAGACGCAAAACAAAACCCTCTTATGGTTTATTGGGATGCTGAACAACAATACCCCGCTGCACAACCAATTAAAATTGTTTCTGGCTATCCGTCACGTAACGGCACGCCTACGCTTATTTATGTAACACAATCTCATTCTATGTTGGTCGAGAATCAATCCGGCCGACAAGTATTCTATGCTAGAGAATTGTTAAATGGTGTTTCTGGTCAACTAGACGCGGAAACAATTGATTTTAGTCCGTATGGTTTTATTGCTTCGACCAATGTTCAATCAGCGCTTGAAGAAGTTGTTGACGATTTAGCTGCCGGTTCTGGCTCTAGCTTAATCGGCTTTATCCAATCGGGTACTGGTGCTGTAGCTCGTACTAATCAATCAAAAGCGAGAGAATCAGTTAGTGTTTTAGATTTTGGTGGCGTTGGCGATGGCATTGCAGATGATACCGCAGCATTGCAGGCAGCAATTAACGAGGCCATTGCATTAGGTGGTGCAGATGTTTACTTGCCTAAAAAGTTGAAACTAGGCGCAATTACTATTTCTGGTAAAGTTGGTATTATTGGTTTTGAATCAAAAACAGAAATTACCTCAGTTGCTGGTAACTATAACAACTTTACAATTTCATCGTCAGATGTTGATATTAAAAACCTATCAATTCAAGATTCGGCAAAAACTGGCGGTTATGATTTTATCATCGCTTGCGGCTCGACTGGAAAAGACCGCATCAATATTGATAACGTAATAACTTATAACAGTTTTGGGTTTATTACTGATTCTGGTACTTCTAACGGTGTCCATACCACAACTCGATTAAAGCAAATTCAGGCGAAAGTACATCGTGGGCCTGGTGTTAATTTTAGTCGATTATTTGCTTTTATTTTCTTAAAAGAGGTGACAATAGATTATGTTGGCACAACCTCACCAAACTTCACAGCGTTCCGTTTTTTAGGCACTGGCTTACCTGCTGGGGCTGGCGGTTTAATTCTTGATGAGTGTGATGTTTTAGGCACTGCGGGAGTGATTCCAAGCGCAACACAGGAAGGTTATTACTTCCAAGACTTAAATGCTGTTCGGATTATTTGCTCACGCGCTGATACGTGTGGTTCTACTGGTTGGTATTTTAAGAATGTAGTTGGCGTTATCTTTGACGACTTAGCGGCAGGTTTGTGTAACGGGCATGGTTTTGTTTTGGAAAACTGCACCTCAGTCATTGGAGATAAGTTATTTATTTTTGGGCGCAATTATCTATCATCCCCCGCTGCGAACATTGACGGATTGAGATTTGTTGCTGGTAACAATGCAGTGAATATCAATAACATTATCGTGCGTGATATGACAGGCCACGGAGTGCATAAGACAGTAGCACAGGCTGGCCCTGTTCAGTTAGGCGGTTTGTCTTCTTATGCAAATACCTTAAGAGGGATTAAAACTGTTGGTGATAGTGGTTTTATCGTGACAGGATTCCAATTTAATGCAAACACTGCGGGTAATTATGATTTAGGCGGCGCGTTTGATTATTTATTGGCAGGCCAGTTTGCAAGCGGCGCGGTTTCTTCTGTGGTTGGCCCAGGCCCAGTTACAGGTTAATTTGTCAACCTGTCATAAATGACAGCTATCAATTCTTACAGGTATATAGCAAAATGAAAGTAGCATTTTATAAAGGAAGAAAGCGGCTATTTAATAAGCTCGTTTCATGGTGGACACGAGGGCCTTATTCTCATTGCGAATTGGTATTTTCAGATGGTCAGAGTGCTTCATCTTCTTTTATGGATGGCGGTGTGCGCTATAAGCGTATTCTGTATAACCACGACCATTGGGATTTTATTGAGCTAGGGCCAGAATTTGACGAGCAAAAAGCGCGTGAATGGTTTGATGAGCATTTAGGTAATGGATATGATGTTGCTGGCATTATTGGGTTTGTAAATCCTAGAATTTCACAAGATAAGCAAAAAGAGTTTTGTATAGAAGCTGTTTTAAGCGCATTAGAGTTTACAGAGTCATGGCGATACAATCTTAATACCGCTTATTCTGCTTTGTTACGGGTGCAAAAATGAGCGATGAATTGAAAAACATTGCTTTGCAGCGCCTTGAGCGGTTTGCGATTTGGGTTTGCACTTCGGCTGTATTGGTTAGCTCTTGGGCTATGTGGGAAAACTACAAAACCAATTTAAGGCTTGTTGCTATCGTTGAAAACCATGACAAGGAATTAAACTCACTTAAAAACCAAGATGCAATAATTGAAAGCAAGATAATCGCTTTAGAATCTCGCATGATTTCTATGGAAATGTTTAAGCGAATCGAACAGAATCTTAGCATCCTTTCTTATCAAAATAAGTCCAATGAGGCAATGAAAGTTATTTCTCAAGTTTTGCGGACTGAAATAGAATCGAAAGAGAAGAAGCAATGAAACTATCTAGCAACTTTCATGTTGAAGAATTTGAGGCTTCCGATACCGCGGCTCGATTAGGGCTAGATAACTCAATTCCAGCTAGTTTAATTCCAAACGCTACACGAGTAGCTATTCTAATGGAACAAGTTAGAATTGTTCTCGGTGGCCTGCCTATCACGGTTAATAGTGGTTATCGTTCTCCGGTGCTGAATAAGGCAATTAAAGGCGCTACAAATAGCCAGCATTTAAAGGCATTGGCGTGTGATTTTATTTGCCCTAAGTTTGGCTCACCAAAGAAAATCGCCGAAGCTATCATGGCGGCTAATCTTAACTATGACCAACTTATTTTAGAATTTGGGCGTTGGGTACATATCAGCGTAGCCGAAGAAGGCAAACAACCACGCAAACAAGAATTGACCTACCTTAAAAGCGGTCAACCACCAGTTGAGGGTATTGTATGAAATGGCTAAAAGGTAGCTTAAAATCGCTTACAATCTGGTTTAACGGTGTATGCTTATCGCTATTGCCTATTTTTGAATATGCAAAAGACGTTTTGCCACAATTACAGGATTTTTTAGGGCCAAATGTTTATAGAAACATTGGTCTATTAGTGGTGATAGCCAACATTGTATTAAGATATAAAACAAATAAACCAGTAAGCGAAAAATGATTAAATCTTTTTTGGTTCAGTACAAAATGTATTTTTACGGTGCGCTTGCTGTTGGTTTGTTTATGGCTGGATGGTCAGTCAATGGATGGCGGCTTAATTCAAAGATTGAGCGCATGAAAGCCGACCATGCACACAAAGTATTGGAAACTGAGAGAACGGCTCACGATGTTGTTATGCAAGCCGAGGCACTATCGTTAAAGAACATTGAAGCTGTACGAAAGGAACGAGACAATGCACTACAATCACTTAAAAAACTTCGCGGCGTTACTATTGATTCTCGTATTGTCGGCGTGCTGTCAGACTACACCAAGACTGCCGGAAGCACCACCGACGTTACGGACAATTCCAGCGCCACTAATACCCCATACGATGCCGAAGAACAAACTCGGATTATCCTTGAAAACTATGCCAAGTTTAACGAGTGCAGAGAACAAGTAATAGGTTTTAATCAGTTCTATGATTCGCTGCTGAAAGAGTTTAATCGTTAAAAATAGAAGATATTTTTTTAGCAACTGGGATTAGGTTTTCAAAATTAAAATGAAATGTCCCCTCTTCTATTTCATACGCTTCAATACCAAAAAAATCGCAAATTGTCTCAATGGTTTTCATTTCTTTTGCTGTTAATATATCCTCTACTAACATTATTTCACCTCAATCAATCCATTCTCTAGCATATAAATAAGCGTGTAGCTTATTGCCTCGTAAGTAAACTCTCTACGCTCTTCTTTTGTCATGTCCTTGCCTTGGTCTAGCATCATGTGATGCTCACGACATAAGGCCATAATAGCTGCGTCGCTTGCCTTTGTGCCCATACCTTTACCGTGTATTTGTAAGTTGCTGTGGCATGGTTCGCTATTAGCACCACAAACAAAACATGGCACGTTATAGACTGCATCAAGCAACTTCCTATTTCTATATTTTTGTGGTTTCATTTTTTGTGCTTATATGAAAATATGCATGCTTTGGTTGAGGTATATCTAACGGTATTCCCGCATTGTTTACACTTCATCCCGTGAAAATGGGAAAAGTTTTTTTCTTTAGCTAAATCATAATTATCTGATGCTGTTTTTTTTTCTAAAAACTTTTCAATTGGGATTGATTCCTTTCGTTTTTTTTCATATCGAACGCTTAAACAATCAACGCATCCACGGCTTGAAGTATATCTCAATGTATTTCCACAATTTCTGCATTTCATCCCATGATATAGTTTGTGCCCTTTGTCTTTTGCATCTTCATAATTCAATGACGATATTTGCCGCTCTGACAGTTCCACTCCGGTAAAAATTTTGCCCATACTCTTATAATGCTTCTCTAAACCTTTTTTAATTGAACAAGCTACACATGCACATGTATATGAATAGCGTAACGTAGCACCGCATGATTTACATGGTCTGCCGTTATAGGTCTTCGTCGTTCTCATCAAATAACGAGCCTATTTTACGAATAGCAGCAGCTAGACAGACAATAACAAACCCGCCGGTTAAAATAATTAAATCAAATTTACTCACGGCAGATACATCCACAAAAATTTAATGAATCCTGCTGCTATTAGAATAATCCCAGTAGCACATAACCAATCTTGAATTTCCTTAACTGATTTTTGGCTAAAATAGCTAATAAGAAAAACCTCAATAAAGTAAGAAACAATGCACAAAGCTACGCCAATCGCAATCATTTTTATTCTTTCAATGAGCTAATAATACCTGCTATTGATGTGCCAATAGTCGCAATTAAAAAAACGGTTCCAATCCATACCCAAAAACTAGAAAAAATAAACTGTAATACTTCAATCATTTATCCACCTCAAATAATTTAATACTCCAATAGAACGGGAATACTAAGCCAGTAAAAAAAGCATTAAACACCATTTCATCTCTGCTATTTACTTTTTCAACGCCACCCCAATCCACATAAGTATTTTCTTGGTGATTAAACGAATGCCCAAAAGTCAAAATTGAGCAGACAACATAAGCGCCGATTAATAGTTTTTCGTGTTTCATGTTATGGCCTATAATTTTCTACTGCATCAATAGCAACTTGTGCAATCTCATGCGCTGATTTATGCGCCCACCATGTAGGTAGATTCCCGTTTGCCTCTGCCATTTCTTTACGAAAACGCTCAATAATTGCTAATTGCTTTTTAGTGTATTTTTTCCCGTCAGCAGGTAAAGGAATCGCGGCTTCTGAAATTTGCTTCGCCATTTCTTCTTTAGCAATCTTAGCCGCTGCCGCCCATGCTGCTGTATCTGGCTTAACGCCGTATTGATACATGCGCCCACCGTCAGTATAAGCATATACAAGCATAAACTCGCCGACCTTAATATTTATTCCTGCATCACTCCAGTGAATAGAGTGCGGCACATATTTGCGGCCTTTTTTTTCGTATAGTGTTTTAGCGTCCATCATTGCCTCGCTTTTCTATTTCTGCGTAAATGTCACAAATAAGGTCAGTAATTTTGCTTAGGTTATTTGTCAATGATTCTCTTTCAATTAGAGCCATGCGCTTTATCGCTTCTAGTTGTTCTAGTGTTTTATCTTCAAACATTATTCATTCCTTGCTCGGATAGCTTCGGCGCACATCTCAGCACCACTGGATTCACCTTCTACAAACTGGCTTGCTCTGCCCGTTTCATTACCAAAATATGGCGCTCGGCCTTTATATAAATTCCAACGGTCTAAGAGAATTTTTTCGCATAACTCAATACACGCTTCCCGTTCTTGTGCCGCAATACAACGGGCGAATTTGATTAGATACTCCGGCAATGGTTCTTGGTCATCATCAAATAGCCTGCATTCACGGGCAAGATTTAAAATATCATCGTCAGTCATTTTTGACCTTTCATTGCTTCGTCAATAGCGGCTCTAAAATTTGAACATGGCCCGTCAAATTCTTGTGTAAACTCAAGATGGTGTACGCTATACATAAAGTTGCCTTTGTATGTCGATATACTCTCTAAGTAATCAAGCCTTTCCGCATCCTTTTGAAGTTCCGTTATTTTCTTTGCTTGGGCTTCTATTAAGTCAGCCGCTTCGTTTGTTGTTACTCGGTCAAATCCTCGTAAGCAGAATATCAATTCGTCAGTCATTTCATCGCCTTCCCAATTTCAGCAGCTAACCGTGTAACTGCGTGCTTACGTGCTTTTTGTTTGTCGTTATTGTGGTCTTTGTAGTACTCTACAACCCTATTGTCGTCATCTCCTGCACAGACAGAACGTGTAAACCGACCAACATCAATATCTAAAGCAGTTTCAAGACGTGCCCCCTCGCCATCGTCTTCGCGGGGATTCCATAGCCGATAACATTCACTGCCATCACTAGCTATACGTTCAAGTATTTGCGGGCCTGCTTCAGTTTGAATTATTGGTAATCCAGCATTGGCACCGGCCTTAGCCGCATATTCAAGTTCTTCACGTTCAGTCATTACTCATTCTCCGGTGGTGGTTTCAATTGATTGCCATTCGCTCATTCGCTCACCCGGTTAATGTAGTTGGGACATTTACCAGTATTTAAATCTATCTGTGGTGACACGTACGCTTGATATTCTTCGCGCCCTTTATCTTTTCTGGCGCATGATTTGCAAGGGTCTAAATCATCAATAAAAAATACTCCACTGCACCGCGCAACGTCATAAGGTAGGCTCATAGCTCACCCTGTTCCTTTCTTTTTGATATAACTTTCCTAGTTCATAATAAGCTAAGGTCAAATTCAGGCAATCATCCATTGCATCATTAAGTTTTTTTGTAATTTCTTCTGCTGTAAACTCTATCCAATCGCCATCCGGCTGTGTTCGGTAACATAGAACACCGTTAATTGTTTTTTCTTCATAAAACATGGTTTAGTTCCTTTAGCTTTTCTTGTGAAAACTTAGCCCCAGCAATAAAACCTTCTTCCCAAGATTTTTCATAGTTAAGGTTGTTCCAATCTCCGGGATTTATATTGAAATGTCCGAGACTTATCTGCTCATCTGTCAGCCACACCCACTCGCGCTTTGGTGGTGCGTTCTCAGCTTCTTCGATGGCTTCCAACAGTAGCTGACGGGCTTCAAAATGCTTTCCGTCTAAAGATAGGTCATGTGCCTGCTTCATCGCTTCAATGCTCATGTAGCCATCCTTTCAATGTCTTCATCGGAAAAACTAACTCCCGGCTTTCCGATAACGTATAGAGATTCGTCTTTGCTGTGTTTGTGCAATTTCCCACCAATACATGTTCCGCTCAGGCAATCTGCTGGCGATAAATCACCAATTTTGCACGCGCAGCAATCAGGGGAATAAAGGCCGTCCAGTCCTTCTTGGATTAAGCCAAATTCCACAAGTTGAATTACTGACTGGCTCATGATTGCTCCTTTGCTTTGGCAATCAATCTGCTCATAATTGCAATGTCTGACGGGCAAGCCCCAAGATTAACAATCCGCTGGCAAACCTCAACCAATTCCGCGTTAAGTGTGCATAGTCGGTTAATATCATCATCTTGTGAGCGCAGAATTTCAACTGCGTTTTCTATGTCAGATTGAAGCCCGTGTATTGTGTTTACGCAGTAGTATTTGTTTTTTAACTGTGCTGCAATCTCTAGTGCTTTACTCATTTTTTTTAATTACTCTTTAATTTGTTTATGCAATACATAATAAAGCAATAAAACACAAATAACAATTAAAAAATACTACCGTTGTTTATTTGCTAATGTCTTATATTCTTTTTCTAGCTGTGTCCGTAACTTGTCCAGCCGACCATTTGAAAATAGCGCGACACGTTGTTTTTCTGTTAGACGGATTGTGGTTGACTTCATCTTTTCTTCGTACTTTAATTTCGGCCCACTCATTTTTAGTTGTCCTTAGTATGTTTTGTATCGTTTGCTGCATTTTCTTCTTTGTTAGTTTTGGGGGCGTGATTATTACATACGCCAGCACATTCACCAATATGTTTTAGTTATAGATTGGTATCATTCTTCTACCTCTATTTCTGTGTTGGGTAGTGGTTTGATTGGGGTGTAATTAAAGAAAGAGGGTTTAATCCCAATGTAATAATAGTAAGGGCCTACAAATACAGCACCGTCTTTTTCCTTAAAAAGCCACTGAACCATTTTCTTTGTTTTTGGTTTTTCTATTTTTATTACTTGCCGTGCAAAGTGGAAATCAATTAAATCCTTAACTGGAAGCCATACCCCATTAAATAAATGTTCATATTTACCACCATTCAGCCAATCAATAATTTCAGCTTTGAATTTATGCATTATTCATCCTTTACAAAAACACCGTTCTCTAGCAATGTTCCTTTGCGGTTTTTAATTTGTTCGTATGCAGCTTCTAGGCACTCTCGAATAGTTAATCCATGCAATGCTAGATAATTGATAATGCAAACCATTACATCACCAGCCCCGTCAATAATTCCTTCTCTATCGCCTTTAATTTCTGCATCTGCCAATTCTCCTAATTCAGAAACAGCTTTTAATAACTGAGTGTGCGGTTTTGCGTTTGGGATAATCTTACGAGCCTTTGCCCAATCAATTACAAGCCAGCTAAGTTCGTCTGTTGAGTGCGGTGTTAGTGTTTCCATTTATTCATCCTCTTCAATGTTAATAATTAAATGCTTTGCATAATCCAGCGAAAACCCGCAAGCGACCAATGAGGCTCTAAAAGTGTCTAGCATATGCTCAATACCACCATTTCCTGAAATTGTCACTTCGCACTCTTGGTCTATTTCTACATTTATATGCGGATAAGATGATTTAACATTTATCGTTACAACATGGCTAGGCTTCATTTAATCTCCAATCGTTGCGTTTTAATTAATCTTGCGCCTTGCACTTCTTTTCCAGCCTCGATAGCCTCTTTAATTGCTTTCTTGTCCGGTTGTGGCGGTGGTGGTTCTGGCTGTCGCATAAAATCGCTAGACAACAATCCCGCCTCGTAAATATCTACTTTAACAGGATTGTTCTTTAGCTTAATGTCAAACTGAGGGCAGCTAATGCTTGTAATGCCAGCTTGTTGCATGTTTGCCAGTAAATACTCATTAAGCCGATTTAACTTGTTTTCTACTACTCGTTTACGTTCTTGCATGTCTTTAAGTGCTGCATCAATCGCACCAACATGCGCTGATAGTGTTTTTTGAACAAAGCCGATGCTTATGGCCTTGTTCTCAAAATCACCTTGTAAACTTTCGAGAGTATCTTTTTTTGTTTCGTCGTCAAAATCCATTGATTCTAACAACTTCACATTGTCAAGATACTCTGCGGTAATGTTATAAAGTGAGTTCATGCATCACCATGGAATGTCCGAATCTAAATCTTGCGGCGCTGGTACAGGCTTTGCTTGCTTTGGCTGATTTTCTTCGCTTTGTTTTCCACCAAGCATTTGCATAGAGTTTGCAATAATCTCGGTTGAATAGCGGTCTTGGCCTTCTTTGTCTTGCCATTTCCGCGTTTGAATTTTCCCCTCAATGTAAATCATCGCGCCTTTTTTAACGTATTGAGCGACTACATCTGACAGCTTGTCAAAAAAAATAATCTTGTGCCATTCTGTATGTTCTTCGCCTTTACGCTTTTCTGACGTTGCAAGCGATAGGTTTGTAATACCTTTGCCGTCCGTGCTAAAACGAGTTTCAGGGTCTTTACCTACACGGCCTACTAAAATTACTTTATTCACTGATGACATTATTAGTCCTTTTTAAAGTGTGGTTTTAATACTTCTTTTTGCTCTGCTGTAAATTGCGACCATACAGCCTTGCGATGCGTTTCTGATAAATTTGCACTAATCATTAC